TACGTCAATTACACCATAGTAACGGTTATTAACCATTTTCTTTGCGTAACGAGTCATAATACCCTTAATTGGGGTAAAGTTAAATGGATTGTACATAGTTGGGGTCAACTGTAATGGTACGTAAGGTGCGTAAATATAACCTGCGTCCAATAATGATTTTCCTTTATGACCAATCATAATTTTACCAGCTGGTAAATATGGGTCACGGAATACTTGGTAACGACCTGCTAATGAACCAATTTTCTCAATACCCATGTTATATTGGTCTTGTTCAGGATGTGCGTTTGATACGTGGAAATATTCCAAATCATCAAATACCGCAGATACTTCTGAAGATACTACAATCCAGTTAGCACCACCACGAAGAGTTGTCTTATGGATTTGTGCAGAAATTTGGTTAATTTTAGTTACCAATGTTTGGTTCCAGTCTTTCTGAGTGTAACCTAAATATGGAGTGTTTCCTGTTGCACCATATCTCCATTCGTTATAATCCCACTTACTTCTCCATGCAGCACCCTTACGGATATCACGAAGAATTTCACGGTCAATTTCTGCTGCAATTTGTTCAGACAATAAAGCAGTTAATTCAGCCTCAGCGTCAATGTTATGGAATGCAGAAACGTCTTGTGCTAGTTCAGGGGACCAGCTTGCTCTTAACTTTCTTTCAGTAACTGATACAGTTACAGACTGAAGGTCAAAAGAAACTTCACCAATTACCTCTTCAAATTCAAGAGATGCATATGTGTTATAAGTAATTTTAAAATCACTAATAAGTACAGGGTCAGTTACTGTAAGTGGAGAAAATCCAGCAGTTGTACTATAAGATTCTAAATCTACACTTAAATAGATTTTACCTTCTTCATCACAAATATCTTGATATTTCTCTAAGTTAGTACCATTTTTAATTCCGTATTCAACAATACCTTTTCCGTATTTTTGAGTTACAACGTTAAAGTTTTTAACACCATTTGCGTTTGTACTAGTATTACCTGTAATTTCAACTGATAAAGATGCTAAAAATTCTTCAGTATCCATAACGTTACCATCAGCACCAATCATTTTACCTTGTCCGGCCTTAGTGAATCCACTAAGTACAAGAATTGTGCTTGAATGTGTTGTTCCGGTAGCTAACGATGATGTTGATTCTGATGGAACACCCGTATTGAATTGAACAAATGCATATGGGTTAGTTAAAGTGGTAGTTTTAGCTCCCCTTGAATAATCAAAAAGACCTTGGTCTGCGTCATCACTCTCTTCATAAAAACGGTCATAAAGACTTCTAGAAGAAGTGTAACCAGCAGCAGGGTCACCTTCGTTATTTGGATAACCAAAAGGTGCTGATTTCGTGTCTTGAATTTTAGGTATAAAGAAAAATAATTTACCAATAGGTAAATTCATTGCTTGTACAGATACGATATCGTTAGCTAATAATTTAGAAAACACCCTACGAATAATAGGGAATACAACTGTTTCAAATGAACCACTTGCGTCAGAAACCGCAGCTTCGTTAATTAAATAACTTGCTTGGTTCTCATATAATTGTGCTACGTTATCTTTTTGATGTCCATCAAGTCCCTCTAGGAAACCTAGGTCATCCCATTTTTTAATGGTATCTTCTTTGATAACACGTAGGTGTTTTAAACCAATGTTACCAACAATACCAGATTCTAATAATGCTCCCATTTTTTAATTTTTTTTAATTTTAATTTTTTATTTTAATTTTGACATTAAGTCTTTCATTCTCCTAAACTGAGGATTTTCATAAGCTTTTGACTCAGAAAGTACTTGAGTTGAAGAAGAAGTACTAGGACTTGTTCTTAATTTTTCAACTACAGATTCAGATATTGGTTTTTTATTATCTAAATCATTTTTTAGGTTATTATAAAGATTTTTCGATTCTCTCAATGTTGATACTGAATCAAATTTCTTTAAAATATCAATTTTTTCTTTTTTAGTTGTGGAATGTTCAGTAAATAAACGAGTTGCATAAGCTAAATTTGCATTAAATACTGCAACTTCATTTAGTTTATCTTTAAAAAGGATTAATGCTTTTTTATATTCAGCATTTTGTTTTTTTAATTTACTAACTTCTTCATTGATAGCACCTGACGCGAATAATTTTTTACTTTTTATTCCTGTTCTATTTGCACCACCTTTGTCTCCGTGTATATTCCATTTAGTTCTTGCTGCTTCATCCACATCACCTTCTGGCGACATCATGTCTTCGTTATCATCAAGATCTATTTCGTATACTACTTCGTCATCGTTATTAAAATCATCATCCTCATCTATTGGTATATCCATCTCATCATATGAATCGTCATCTTCGTCTACTGACATATCGTAATCACCGTATGAATCATCATCTTCATCTACTGATAGATCGTATTCACCATATGAATCGTCATCTTCGTCCATATATTCATCCATTTCTGATTCGTCTAATTTGATGATATACTCACTATCACCATCTTTAAATTCAATCTGATTGTCGTCTTTTTTCACAATAAACCCATCTTCAGGTTTCATTGCTTTAAAAATTCTTAAAACTTCTGAAGGACTTGCGTCTGTGGCGTTAAAAACTTCATCATTTGTGTCAGAGTCTCCCATACCCATATCTGGATCTTCATCATCCACGTCTAGTTCTTCATCATCCATGTCTGGTTCTTCATCATCCATATCGGATTCTTCATCATCCATATCGGATTCTTCATCATCCATATCGGATTCTTCATCATCCATGTCTGGTTCTTCATCATCCATGTCTGGTTCTTCATCATCCATGTCTTGTTCATCAAGGTCATCATCACCATATGATTCTGGTACATCTTTTTTACCTTTCTTAGGAGATTGTTTTAAAACATCCTCCTCTTCTTCCAAAGATTCTTTCAACAAATCATTTAGTTCTTGTTTCATTGTAGAAGCAAGTATACCTTTTGCGTTTGTTTTTACGGCCTCTTCAAGTGTTTGTATTTGAAGCAATGCTTGTTCTAAAATTGATTTTTCGTTCATTTGGAAATTTATTTCTATATAAATATTGCGTTGTTATAAAAAAATTACTTTTTTAATAACAAAAACCAAAATAAATTAATTATTTATATAAAAAATTGTCTAACTTATTCATTAAGTTTTTCATTTTATCCACGGACTGTGGTTTTTCCTCAGTTGATTCTTCATAATTATTTCTATCATCCAAATTTTTAAAAATATAAGCACCTGGTGTTGATGGAGAAGATACTAAATCAAAACAAACTAATTCAAAATCGTCTTGAACAATATTTTGTCCTTTAATATTTTTTAGAGAACCAACTCCTCTTGATGATATACCTAAAGTTGCACCATTCATTAAAAGCATCGCTGCTTGGTCACCTTTAGTACTAACTATCCCCATTTTTCTCCACCCAGGGGATGTAAATAATTTTATTTTTCCCATTAAAATTTTCCCATCCCACCATGTTTCAGTTATTGAATGAGATACTCTATCTAAATCGATTAATGAACTTGATGGGTGATTTAATTCATTTAACGCACCGCCTTTTCTTATTATGTTTTGATATTTTTCATTTTCTCTTTTTAAAAGAGTTTCTGGATATATCCTACCATTTTTATTCGGTGTGTCAAATTTTTGTAGTACTGCGTGTAATACCACATCTTCAAAAAAATTACTATCTTTCATTTCAGATATAATTTTTTTATTATCATTTGGTGATATTTGACCCGCATCGTATTCAATTAAAAGTTTTCTACCGTCCTTGAATGTAAATTCTTTTTCCATATTCTAATAAATATTATGTTATATCAATTAAACACATTAATTGATGTTGTTATTTATATATTTAATTAATAATCTTAATATATAAATATTAAATTATTTCTTTTTATCATGGAAATTAAAAAGAACCTGATTGTTTAGTGTTTCATCGATAATAAATTTCGATAAATTAGTAATTATTTCTTTTATTTCTTTGGATTTAAATTCAAATTCTTTATTAACATATAACGTTATTTCTAAGTCCATAAAGGACCTTTTATTTGTTTTTATACTACTTGTTTTAATATCCAAATCAACAATAGATTCTTTTTTAAACAATACTGAATTTAAATTAAAAATATGATGTTTTATATTTTTACTTATTTTTGAAATAATTTTATTAAATTCATAGTTTTCATTTGTAGGTTGTGTCCAAGAATTTAATTGAATATATATTGTTTTTAAGTTTTTAAAATCAACTGTACCATATCCTATTTTTACATTATTATAAGATCCGATTTTTATAAATTTTCCTTTTTTCATTAATAATTTTTTTATATAAAAATATACAAAATATCTTGGAATATTCAAAACTTTTACAGCATAAAAAAACCTTGAATATTTACATTCAAGGTTTTTCATAATTAATATTTTTTTTTAAAACAATCCGTTTTTTAATTCTACTAATTTATAGTAAGAATGTCTTGATACTTTTGTTTCATTAACTTGTTTCTTAACATCACTAAGTTTTTCCACTAACGAATTATCATTTGATTCATTTAAGATATTTTCTATTTTATTATTTAATTCAAATTTTAAATAACTTGTTTCATTAATTAATGTTTCTTCATCCATTGACATGATTTCCTTAAATGTCTTTTTCTGTTCTTCATTTAAAAAGTCTCCGTATTTTATATTAAAATTATTAACCAGTACTTTATTTAATAATGAAAAATTCTCAATTTGTACATCTGAAGGATTATTTTTAATAATTTCTTTTTCTTTCATTAGAAAGTTAATAAAATTTTCTTTTGATTTAAATTTATCATTAATATTGTTTATAGTATGTTCTTCAGATAAAATATCTAACCATTCATATAGTTCATTTTTTTCAACAACTACGTCCTTTAAAATTTTATTAATTTTTTTACATTCAGAATTTATTGTTTTCATTTTTTGAATAAAATGGGGTTCCAAGGATTCAACAAACAATCTAGCATTATCTTTTTGTGGAATATACGTTGTTTCCATGTCTTCATAGAATTTATACACTTCAACCAAATCTTTATTTGATTTTAATTTTTTAATTAAATCTTTCAATTCTTTCTTATTACCAGAATTATAAGATTCTGTTAATTTAATTAATAGTTTTGTTTTTAATTCACCAAATTTTATCATATTATTCTTCATTTAATATATTTTTTAATTTATTTTCTATTTCATAAATATTCTTTTGTGCTTTATTTATGTCAAATAATTTACTTAAATCATCACCATCACCTAACATATTTAATAAATTTCTTTTTTTAGTTGATTCACTTAAAGGTGATGAAGCATCGGATGGTGGTGGTGTTGACGATGCTGCACCTCCTCCCATATCCATACCACCCATATCACCACCAGCTTCACCTGTTTGTGATTTTTCTAATTTTTCTCTTTCCTCTTCTGGTATACCATATTTAGAATCTACATCATCAAACACGCCAGATCTTTTAATGATATTTTGAGTATTAGTTAATTCAAACCCCATTGCTCTTTCGAGTCTTTGTTGTTGTAAATCTAATAATACTTCACTATAACTAATACCAAGAATATTTTTCTTTGCCCATGTGTGTGAAACCGGCAAAATACCCACTTGTGAGTTATCCGATGTTGCGTCTTTATATAGTAATATTTTTTCTTTCCATTGTTCTATTCTTAATAAATCAGATTGCGCCGATGGGTTAGTTAATGATAAACTAAAATTATCTAACTCATCTTCCATTCCAAGAAGATAAAGATGCATTAATGCTATTTTATTTAATTCCTGAACCAATGATTTTTGAATTCTATTTATGGTTCTTGCAAAACGTATATCCATTAAGGCTAATTGTTTTCCATCACCAACAATCTCTTCAAAACCAATAAATGCTTTAGGAATACGAAGTGCCGCTAACATTTTTTTCTGTATATATTCAATATCAGCAATTTCACCTAAATTTTGTGCACCTGATAATGTTTCAATTGGACTGGTTTGTGCCGGATCCCTAATTGGAATAAAATAATCTTGGTCTACCGCCATTTGATTATATCTCATATCCACTTGACCATTTCTTGAATCAACAATTTGGTCTCTTTTAAATTTATTTGCAACACGTTGTACATATGATTCAATATCTTTATCATCCATATTTCCAACAAATACTTTAAAAACTCTTCTTTCAGGTGCTCTGGTTGTTCTATAAATTAACATAGCATCTTCAGCTAAAAGTAATTGTTTCCAAATCCTTCTAATTTTATCCAACATACTGGTACCATAGGGTAATTTTCTATCGTCACCTAGTAATCTAAAATGTGCAATTTCCCATGCTTGAAATTCTAATTCTTTATTAGACCATTGAAATCTTAATTCCCTTGTTGGTATTTTATTATCTCTCTGATTCGGTGATTTAGATTCTCTTCCTTCAATTCTTTGTATTTCAATATTAGGTAATTGTTGACATCCAATAATTCCCTTTTCAGGGTCTATTTTTAGATAAATAAAATTATCCCCATATTTACAAACACCTCTAGCCCACATTTGTAAATTTGTGTTAATATCTAATCTATTAGTGAATAAATCTTCTAATATTGTTTTCACTCTTGAAGATTCTGAAAATATAGTTAAAATTTCACCTTTTTCAGAAAGTGTTGTGGATTCTTCAGCATATATATCTAAAGCTGCTGATATCTCTGGAGTAAACTCCATACTTTCATAATCATAATAAGCCGATAATCTATTGGGTTCATAATATACAGATTGATTATATAATGATTGTTCTAATTTTGTCCATTTATCTGCAATATATTGACTTTGTTGTGATTGTAGTAATTTATTTTCGTACTCTTCTTTACTATTTGTTTTAAGTATTTCATCTTTTGAAAAATTAAATGACGGAGAATCCTCTGGTTTTAGTTTACCAGAAAATCCAAACATTTTAGTTAATCTTTGAAATACTGTTGAATTATTATCTGCCATGTATATAAATAGTTTATATTAAAATATAGTTAAATATTTTATGATTATAAAGAAGTTTATCGTTTTATTTTGTTAAACAACCAAGAATATTCTTTATAATGGTCTTTAGTTGGTGTATTTATGAAATAATTATTTTCAGAATTATCTAATTGCATTGCACCAATTGAATCAAGTGCAGTACCGTAAGAATAAAATGATTTTTTTGTTTCATATGTTCTTTCTGATAATGTCCATGATTCTAACATTGCTCTGTCTGCGTTTTGATTCTTTTCAAGTTGATTAAAACACATATCTGCAGCATAAAGTGCCATAGACATACTCATAATTGAATCATCATGATAACCTTTCATGTGATCTGGTCTACCGTTTATATAAACAAATGTGCTTAATTCATTTAAAAGTCTTGAAGATCTAACTATAAAACCTTTTCTTAGTTGTTCTTCAAATGATGCAATTATTTGTGTTCTTTTATTGTTGAAATTTAATCCTGGTATTTTTTCTAATGCTTTTTTATTATAGTCCCAAACATTTTGAGTATTAACTCCGTCAATGTATAAATTTTTATAATTCATTTCTTGTAACTTTCTAGACGTTGCAATACCCATACCACCTGTTATATCAATTACAATAAATGATTCATATAATATTCCCCATTTATAACATATTGTTGCTAAATCATCAGGGGGTATTTTACCAATATACTCCGCAACTTGTTCTCTTTCATCAAAATCTATAATATTAATTGATGAGAAATCTTCACTATCTCCACGACTAACGTCTACACCCATCAAATATCTATGACCCTGAACAGGTTCTTTCCATTGCCAAAAAGTACCTTGCATATATTTCTCTTTGGGTTCTCTTATACAATTTTTTGAGATATCTTGTTGTACACTTCCAGGAATAACACCATCACCAGAACCTAAAAAATCTGCTTCAAGTTCCTGTGAAATTTTACTTCTATC